CTTCAACCCCTTCTCCATCACTACTGTAGTAGGTGGTTTCGTGAGTTTGAGGACACCACGATATCATCAACAACCCAAATCAACAAAGGAACCGCCATGGAAGATATGATCCTATTCCCGCAGAAGCCACTTCAGGAAGCTATTGAACTCCTGATGAACTGGCCTCGCCTCGTTAATTCCACTCCCAAAAACTAAACTAAGTATACTTGTACATTGTACATTTCATCTCAACCTTAACCGTAAGGAACAATCCATGACGAATTTCCTGAATCAAACTCGCATCAACCACAAAGGCTATTCATATGAGGTGACGGCCTTTGATCCTTCAACAAAACGCTATACCGTCCTCTTCCCACACAACAAGGTCACCAAGGTAGTTTCTGCGCAGACAATCCAAAAGAACTTTGTTTCAGAACAACCAGCACACAGGAAGAGTGAAACCCCTCTTGCAAAACGTGAAGCATCCCTGTATCAAGGGATCAAACAGCGACTTGCTTCATTCCCAACATACAAGGACGTTAAGCTTGACTCTCGTTGGAAAACGCTCAAGGGCTTCCGTGAAACACTCCATCTTGTTGAGGGATATGATCTATGGGAGGAGTACACGGGGTTCTGCCTCGACAAGGACATCAAGGGAATGGACACGTATGGACCAGAATCATGTGTCTTTGTTTCCAATGCCGTGAACGCATCTCAACCACGGAAGAAGACCAAACGCAAGACGTATGGGATTGGAACTAAGTTTGATGTTCATGGACAGGTTGCAATTGTAGTAGGCAAGCTACCAGCACGGACAATCATTCGATTCCTAGAGACAGGTGAAGAACGTATTGTTCGGACCTCGTCAATCTCCTTCAACACGGTTGCCAAATCTATCAAGAGGAAGTGAACAATGGACAATCAGGAACGATTTGGGATTGGAAGCATCCACCTAGCTCATGATGGTCAATATGAAGTCATCGGGAAGCCCAGTTGGTGTACACGGAGGATCAAGTTCCTTGAGACTGGATATGAAGTGGAGGTTCCATACCCAGCACTGGTGATTGGATCGGTCAAGGATAGACTTCATCGTAGTGTCCTTGGGATTGGGTACATCGGAGAGGAAGACTTCAGTGATCATCCTGAATTCACCAAGATCAGGAACAGGTGGAATTCAATGATTCGATATCGGGTCAAGAAGAACCAGAAGATTGCAGAAGATGATCAGTGCTTTGCTGAATACTTCAAACGTCAAGTAGGAATCTAACCTAGAAACGACAAAGGGCCACTATGGAGAATATCCATGGTGGCCCTAATCACTTCTTGTCATCCAAACGAAAACGGGGTGATGACCCAAAGGCCACCACCCCAAAGGAACAAACATGACACAAGTACTTATGCCAGTTTGCCGTAGCACTTCTTCAGGTGATCGGGCTTCCCCATCTTCCTGAAGTCACAATCACCACCCACACCCCTATCCTGAACAGAAACAACATTCTCTCCTGATACAACACCTGTGCCTTGAAGCAGGTACCCCTCATACGTCAGTTCATCGTATACCTTCCCCCATGGAAACCAATATGCAGAAGCCGCCAATGACAGCAGAAGCAATAGGTCAACAAGGAATCTTAAGACTCGTGAAGGAGAATGGTGAACAACATGAATGGTTTGTGGCTTGTATAGGTCAGAAGGTACATCTTGGAAGTTCATGGTTGATTCCTCCAGAACAGGTATGGAATGTTAATGTGACTCAATTGGTCCGTGCATCAGTTCAAGTCCACGGAGGAAGGTTGCACGCTCCATCTTCCGTCTGTGAAGAAGACCTTGGATGATCCTCTTCTTGGCACCTTGACCGCCATAGACCCACCTAGTGAACTCATTGGCAGCACCGACATAGTCTCCACCATTGAGTTTCCGAAGAAGGGTTGATGAAGCAAAGTTCCCTTCACCGATATTGAAGACAAGAGAGACCAGAGCCCCTTGCATCTCCATATTCAGTGGAACCTTGACATGGCGATCAATGGCTGCCGATATGATCTTCACGTCCTTGATGAGAAGGGATTCGCACTGCTTGCTGGTATACCTTGAACCAACAACCAATTGCGGGTCCATATGACCAACACAGACAGTAGGAAGTCCGACAGCATCCTTGTAGACTACCTCGCTCCAGCCTTCATACTGAATGATATTAGCAATTCCAGAGACCGATAGTGACGTGACAGCGGCGATCGGCTTCGCTTGTAGGTTGCAATCCATTGTTGACCTCTGTATGGGTTAGGGTGGTACTTCATGAATAGTATTGACAGTCATAGCAATGACCTCCTGCGATTGCGATGTGCGATGGAACTGGACCTACCATTGGAGTGCATTGAGTTGAGGAACTCAAGTGTAGCCTTGTCCTTTGCCTCATCGGATTTGATGATTTGTTGTAAGCGACCCCTAACCCGCTCAATGGCCAAACTCAATGAGTCAAAGGTGTCATCATGGAGTAGGGAATTGCGTTGATAGGTGACGTTGTTGATTTGATACCAGAGAGAGAAGGCTTCACGGAGCTTTGGTTCAACATCAGCCAAAGAGGCTTCATGAGACTTGATAGCATCCTCAGTGACGACCAATGATCCACGTCCCATGACAGGAACCAATCGATTGATCCCACGGACTTCCTTCTGCCCACTCTCACGGACATCATCCAATCCCACTTGCCACCCATTCTGCTGTGCATAGTATTGAAGGATTGGTCTGAAGGTTTGGGTGACAATCCCATTGCCAGCATTCGATTCCATGATGATCAATGAAGGGCGATACTTGGATAGTGTAGAAGCCCATTGCGTCATGAGTTCTTCAGAGTATCCACCCTTCCATGATCCAGCATCAAGGATGTACGCATAGCCAGAGACAACACCTAGGACGACATATCCTGTACGGTCACCACTCTTGACACCACCCAAAGCGGGGTCAATGGTAGCAACCACATAGGGTTTCTCTTGGTACTCTGAAGGATCAACACGGACCCTAGTGAACCCATACTCTCCGATCTTCTCTTCACCCACAGTATGAAGGACGACAGGCAGAGTATTCACATGGGGGAGGGAAACTACCTTGATCATCTCTGTCCTTAATGGTTTCCTTGAAGCATCAGACAGAGTTGGGTTGAGCATGTGTTGCAATTGGAAGAACGGACCACCTTGAACCTGTTCCTTGCCAACCAAGACATCTTCACCAAGGTACTCAGGACATGTTGGGATACCTTGTTGACCATCCATACCATGTCCAGTTCTATTCTGGGGATCTTCATACAAGGCTTCAATGGAAGGTGCAAGGTTGTCACCATACCAAGGACGCTGATCAACAGTAGGAACACGACCAGGCCAGAACCGTTGCTTGAATCCCATATCAGGAAGTTGCTTGTAGATCGATTCTGTCGTCTGATGGGTCCCTAGGACAATGATCCGTCCATTGGTGCAGATTGAAGGCAAATCACGAAACCGTTGGATCAGGTCTTCACGCAACACACTTGACATTGAATTGGAGTAGGTCTCAACGTCATCAGCCAGAATGATGTCACCACGCATACCTTGAATCCCACTCATCAGGGACTTGGCTGCAATGGAGGGGTGAGGATCAAGACCACGAAGGCTATGGTGGATGTCAAAGGCTTCAACACTATCACGGTCACCTGCTCTCTTGTCAGGGAGCATGAAGGATAGTTCAGGCATTGAGTAGAACAAGTCAATCATGGCCTTGGAGAACTTCCTAGCCAGTGACGACTCACCAGTGAACAGGACAACCCTCAACCGTGGATTGTGGATCAGTGAGTACAATGCATACCCACGGGCAATAGTACTCTTGGCTTGACTCCGTTGAGCATGGATGACAGTCTTCTTGTTCTCATCATCAGCCATGAAGAGAGCAATCTCCCTCTGGATAGCAGCCATCTTGAATCCCTCAATGTACATCACCTGTTCAAGGAAGGATAGCCAGTCAGAGTGGAGCTCCTGAAGGTATCGAAGCTTGTCGAGTCTCTTCAGTGCAAGGGTAGCGGATTCTCTCTTACTCATCGTGCCATATCCTCACGACGACGACGCAATACCTCTTCCATGGCTTCCTTCTCTGCTTCAGTGTCGTCAGCCAAAGCCATTGCCTCAGCATTGTCCTGAAGCAATCCACGAAGGACACTCATGACCATAGGAGTAGCAGTCTCCTCTTGCAATTGTTTGACAATAGTACGGAGAAGAAGACTCTTGGCCGTCTTGAGAAGAGTGATATCATCTTGACCGTCATCAAGGGATAGAAGGTTCTGTTGAGCAATGGTTCGGTCAATGGCAGGTCCTAGGGGTTCACCTAGGATGTCATCAAGAGTAGGTCCAGAAGTCTTCATGTTGTTCTCCAGTGAAGGGTGATGAGGATGAGCCCCACCACCCCTGTTTCAGTCAATCAGTCACCATGTCCACAGCATCTCAATGTCCTCGCCCTCTTCAAGCAGAGGAGGAAGAACCTTGACAGGTGGCTTCTCGAAGTCATACTTGACGTCAACAATCAGACGTCCTTCACCGACCCCAACCTGACACGGCCAGACCTTCCATTCGATGTACGGATTCTCGTATTGCCAATTGGTCCAATCTGGTTTCTCCATGATATCCTGTGTACCAGCAATGAAGTCGCAGTAGCACCGATCATTGGAGTAGTCGGGGTGTTCGGCACTGGTGATGAATTCACCATAGAAGTACAGCAGGGCCTTCTCGGACTTGGCGTTCTCATCCCGACGGGTGACGAGCTGTTTGGTTGTGATGTTCATGGATATCTCCTTCAGACGTTGTATCCAGTAGTACCATTGTTGTTGAGGCCAACCATAGGCCGTTTTGCAAGAGATCTTTGCGTGTATTGATTGAACGGGTAGTGACGGATGTCAATCAGTGATTTGAAGCTTGTACCTATTCGAAGACCTTGTGGTGGAGCTGAATTGAACCGTGCTTCCAGCTTCAGGCCGCGATCTCCATCTTGAACCAGATTCAATCCACCATATGCAGAAGACATATTGAGGTATGGAACAGACAAAGGCGTGGGTAGTGCTGCTGTGCCCATGAATGGAGCACCAACAGGAACAAGATCAGCACGGTTAACGATCCCTTGGACGTTGATGGTGTTCTGACTCAGGATGTAGCAGTTGATCCAGATAGGTGTCTCAGCAAACTTCGGATGGCGGTATTGTTCACCCAGAACAAATTGCCATAGAACCTCTTCTGGAATGTCTTGGGCAAACTGGACCTTGATGTTGGTGAAGAGTTGAACAGGATTCCCTGTACCATTAACAATACCAACTTCACAGAAGGCTGCATCAGAAGGTGCAATCACCCACTCACTGATGGTACTTGGACTGACAGTCGTGGATTGCTCTTTGCGCAGGTAGTTGTTCATCTCAACACCTGATCGTGTGAACCACCTGATGTTCAGACGGAACTTGGAAGTCCCAATACGTGATTGTCGAACATCCATGGATACCTTGAAGACCTTCTCCTTCAGCTTGATTCGATCTGTGAAGAAGATGTTCTTCTCTGTGGTCTGATTCCCTGCAATACTGAAGCTACCACTAGACCCATTGAATGCAATTGAAGAATAGTCAAAACCACCACGGGCAGTCCCATCAGCCATCCTACCTGTACCGTTGAGGATGAACCCTTCATCACGTTCACGGATCAGGTTGTCTACGGATAGACTATAGTGACTCGCCTTCCAGTTCTCATTGACATCATTGTCAGCCACCATCAGCATGCCGTCTGAAGCAGATAGCTTCGGCATCCGATTGTTGATCTTGGTGTATGTCTCTGAACGAAGATTGTCAATACCACCAGTCAGCCGTGTATCCATTGCAGATACGGTACCAGACAGTGCGTCAAGGCTCTGACGGGTTGACTTCCGCAGTTCATCAGCCTCCTTGACAGCAGCATTGATCCGACCTGATAGACCAGACACCTTGGTGTCCGTTTCAGCAGTGATACCATGACGGGCTTCACCAATCAGGTTAGCAGCAGCACCTTTGAGTTCAAACCGTTGATTGCTCCATCCTTCAATGGTATGTTGCTGTTGAGCCAGTTGAGACCTAGTAGCGAAGGAGGACGCGTCAACCTTGCCCAGTTGCTCTTGAAGCTTCTTCAGTTCAGCCACTTCAGTCTTCTTGACGTATGAAGACTCGACTCCCTCATTGACAGACTGAACAGCAGTACGTATCTTGGTATCAACAACAGCAATGGGGGCTAGTCCAGAAGTAGCCTCAGCGACCTTGGCGTCAATGTTCTGTTGAGTAGCAAACTTCCCATCTGCTTCCTGCTTGGTATAGTGATTCTCACCAACCTCAGTCTGAACATCATCCATCGCTTGACGGATCTCTTGACGCATACCTTGAGTGGTGGGCATCTGTTCAACAGTAGACCAGAAGGACGTCTTGGACACGAAGTCATCAGGATTCAGGTGAGATGCCTTCAGACCTGCAATGTCTCTCTTGATCTCTGTCTGTTCACTACGGATACCAGAGAACTCATTGCGGATAGAATCAGTGATAAGCCTGGAGCCCTCAACATCAGACTTCAGACGGGTGAGGGTTTTCTCGGCCTCAATGTCCTTGTTCTCAAGTGAAGAAATCTGGTTGCTGTTGTATTCGACTTGAGTGTTGAGAGTGAAGATACCTTGCTTGTTGGCTGCGACTTGATCCTTCAGCCCATCCAGACCTACAGTAGAACTCCTGATAGCTTCAACATCACCAGACAGTGAAGTCACCGTATGTTGAATGTTGGATATCCCAGTCTCAGCCTCGTTCTTGAATTCATTGAAGGTAGTCTGCTTGACATAGGCTTCAAGGAAGCTTGGTGGAGTTTGACCAACGGGATTCACGAAGCTTGAAGTATCAAGTACCTGAAGTTCTTCATCTCCAATAGCACCATAGGCACAATACTCAAGAACCAACGTCTTGATCAGCTTGGCGGTATTCTCGATGGACTCATTCTCATTCAATCCACGCTTGGGCGTGTAGTGCTTTGACCGACATAGGATCATCACAGGAGCACCACGGAAGGCCTTGGTGGACAATGAACCATTGAACATGGAACGGATAGGACGCTTAACCCATCCAATGTCCGCAGCACCATCCAGAACCCATAGTTCAATATCCGATCCAACAAGATTCACTGGAGTACGGTCACCAACAGCAGGATAGCGATGAAGGACATTGTACAGGGGGAACTCTGGTGAATTCCATAGCTTCCCAATCACAAGTCCATTGACCCGTGCCTTGTGCTTCTCAGTGATCCATGATAGCAGTTGAGTGACTGAAGTGGGGATTGAGTTGATCGCATCCCGTTCAGCCGTGTATGGCTGTCCAGTCTTGGATGCTCTCCAATCCAGAACAGCAGTCATGGTGGACTTGATGTGGTCAATGAACGCGCCTTCGTCGCCCACTATAGCCCGCCAAGTGGTTGTGTAGTCAAAAGACATTCAATTCTCCTTGCAAGGGACAGGGTGGATCATCATTGACCCACCCTATAGGGTACTTATGAAGAATGGTGATCTTCAATCGTCACTATTGTCAAGAGCACCTTGAATGAAGTTCAGACCTTGAACAATCCCAGGTACCTTGCCTAGTGGGAGGATTCTCCTAGCGGTCTTCATAGCCTTCTCATTGTCACCCTCAATCATCATCTTGGGTAGCTGAAGAGCCTTGAAGGCATCATTGGCAAACCCAACCCCAGGTGCGAATGGGTTTCCTACTAGACCTTGACGGCCAAACTCATCACCCCAGAAGGCATCCTTCGCTGTACCAAAGATGTCAGGGAGCATACCCAATTGGCCCATGTAGTTCATGACCATCAACGGGAAGGTCTCTGGATCAAGAAGCTTCTTGCGATACTCTTCAGCATCATCACGTCCAATGGAGTTCAGGTATACACGAGAAGCATAGAACACACTTCCAAGGGCGAAGGATTGGGCCAAAGCAGCAGCCAAGAACACATTTCCACGTTCACCTTGACGGATCATCTGTTTCTCAATGGCAACAATAGGAAACCTACGGTACAGCATAGCAGCACGCCATAGTGAACTATGAACCCATGCACCACGCTCACCTACAAGGTCTCCTTGGATGACCTGCTTGGTTCCACGTGTGACGGCAATGTTGAAGTCCTCTAGGGTCTCTTTGGACAATGAAGACCAATCCATCTTGATACTATCACCCTCAATGGTGTACTTGGCTTCGGTCTTGATCCTATTCAACAACCCTTCATCGAACCCAGCATCCTTGAGTGAAGCCATCTTCTTCGCATCCAGCCCTCCCTTGACTGCAGCAGTCAATGCATAGTCACTGATCAGGTTGGCGGTCAATCGGGATTGAGTAGCTCCTAGTAGGCGCATACCGTTGATCTTCATGTTGACATAGGCAGCACCACGGGCAAGAGATTCCAATTGAGAAGTGTAGGATAGTGCTTGGTCACCATTGACACCTGCTTGGTCAAAGAAGGTCGAGTTGGTGTACCCGTCAACACCATGAAGAACACCACTCTCTTCTTCCAATCCCTTGAGTAGGCTATCGGACTTCAGCTTCCCACCCTTGTGGATTGAACGGATATCATCAACCATCCCTTTGACTTCAGGGTACATCTTGAAGGCTGCATCAACCCCATAGTGTGAAGTGATGTTGGCCATCTCTGCTGCTTGGCTGAAGCTTGCCCCACCTAAGGACCCTAGGTTGTTCAGGAATGGGATGTCGTCTGCAAAGTCAGGACGCTTACCCATGATCTCTGCCTTGACCTGTTCCATTGCCTTCAGTTCACGTGGAAGTGCCTTGTACTCACCTGTACCCCTATGAGCAGCCTCAATGTACGCATCAAGAAGCTTCGGGTGAACAATACCGACATCATTCAACCCAGCTAGACCGCTCATCCGTTCTGCATATTGACGTGCCATTGATAGGTGATTGTTGTCCAGTACATCACCCAGTGATAGGGAATCATCAATCCTCATTGTCACATCAAGGTTGCTGAACATGTTTGCCGTGATCTGGTGCTTGTCGAACTTCTCTTGAGCCTTGACAGAACGATAGCTTCCATCAATCGTCCATGTCTCTGGATCAAAGTCACTGGAGACAAAACGCATTGAAGGATCGATAGCCTCAACATCAACCCTACCTGATAGGAACCCTTCAGTCACCTTGGAGGCATGTTCTGGACCAATCCCTTTGGAGACCAAGTGATCGACAATGATACCCTTGACTGTGGATCGTTGAGCTTCATTCAATCCCTTGAGTGCTTCCTGATTGATCTTCAGTGGACGGAACCCGTAGGTCTTGATTGGATCAAGCTTCAACCCAGAGTGAAGTCTACCTGAAGTCTGGTTGATCCTCTCATACAGAGCAGAGTATGAATCAATGATCTCCTTGAACAATGGATTCACTGGATTGCCTTGAACAGCATTGTTCATCTCAACAGACAGTTCGCGGTTGAATTGTTCACGGACCTTGAGAGCCAGTCGATCCTTGATATCAAACTGGTTCCTTGATGCCCATTGGTTGAATGCAATCTCATTCTCACGGACAATATTCCCAAGGATGAAGGTCTGATGATTGGCCTTCATGATGGCAGCATTCTTCACCCTACGACCACCTAGACCTGAAGCATCCTCAGTCAGCAGTTGGGCGTATTGGCGGACAACAGGGTTGCTTGACATCCTCATGATCAATCCAGAGGACATCATGTTGTTCGATAGCCAGCTTACACTCCAGTGATCAGACGTCATGATCCCGAACAGCTTGCGGAAGATGGGGTTGGTGATCTTGTTGATATCAACACGTACTGGTGAATTGTGAAGAGCTTCCTTGGTGATCCTATTGGCGGTATTGGCTTCAGCCTTCTGGATATTGGATTCACCCTTGTCAACCACACCATATGCCTGAACAGCAGTCCCAGAGTAGTCGTCCTTGGATAGCCGACCCGTATCGGGGTTCCATGCCATGTTGGAGGTGACATCATCTGGATTGATTGTCCGTTGACCAGACACATCATTCAGTGAAGATGAAGATGTTTCCTTGGCTTCATGGAAGAACTTGGATTCAATGTCGGATACCTTGGACGATGATTTGAATGCAGCATACTCATTGGCCAAAGCCTTTGCCGTATCATCACTGATCTTCACCTTCTGCTCATCAAACTGTTTCTTGATGAACCGTTGGAAGGATACCGCACTGATCTCTGATTGGTCCTTCACATCACCCCTCTTCTTGTCCCATAGGGCAGTGAGTGACTTGTAGACATTCCCGAAGATCGAATCCTCTTGACGGGCATGATTGACAGCACCATCAATCCCCCTGTCCCTCTTGGAACCATATCGGGTCAGGTAGTGATCCATGAGTTCTGTCTTGGACTGGGTTGATTGATCAAACGAATCAGCAACCCTCTTCATGTCCTTGATGAATTCTGCACGGGTAGCAGCGCTCATCCTACGGTCACCTAGACGCTTGGCAATGACAGCATGACCAATCTCATGGATCAGGGTCTCAAGACTCATCCCTTGACCAACACGGATACCGATGATTCCACGCTCAAGCATTGTCATCTGACCTAGTGTGCCATCTGAAGAACCCTTGGCTAGGATGATCTTCTGACCACCAAGGTACTCACGGGATAGGACAGAAGCAATCTCTTCCATCTTGGGGTTGTTGACATTGGATAGGACATGGCTGTCATGGACTTTGAAGTCGGACATGTTAACCTGATCATGACCCAACCAGTCGTTGATCTTGGTATTGTCAAGGATCAGCTTGTCACCCTCAATCCGCCCACCCTTGACGATGGCTTGAAGGGCATCATGAGACACAGCATTGTTGGATACACTCTTCAGTTCATTGACATCTGCATTCGGGAAGAAGTCCTCAATCCCCTTCAGGTGAGTAGCATCGGCTTCAATGGTAGAAGCAAGGTCAGATGCCTTCACGGTGTCACCGATATGAACCCATCCATTGACAGCCTGTCTTGGGGTGTCCATCATCTTCAGGTCATCTGGCTTTGATAGCTCCTCAAGGGCCTTGTTCAGGTTCTTGTCAAGGTACCCACGACCCTTTGATAGGACAGGTGAAGCCATGACAGGAAGAGCATCAAGGATCATGCCTTGGACGATCTGGCTTGGATGGGTGTAGGGATCATAGACTGCTTGTGCGGTATTGGCTGCTAGACCTGGGAGTATGGATGAAGCTGCATAGCGGGCAAGAGGACTAGCACCATGAAGAGCACGGGCAGCGAACCCCGCAGCAGGTCCAAGAGCAACCATATCAATCGAACCACCAATAAGACCAGAGAAGATTTCCCACCCTTGAGACTGCTGGGAAGACAGACCTTGATAGTGTCTACGGTCAAGAATCCTAGTGACCCTCTCGTTGTAGTTCTCAAGTGAATGAGCCTTCATCAGGTCTTCTTGTTCATCTGCATTGAATCTCTTCAGTTGATCGAATGAAGGAACGAAGTCTGCATCAACCTTCCCATTGAACTTGTCATACAGGTAGTTGACTGAATCCCCAATAGCCCTTGAAGCAGAACCAAGGAATGATCCTTCAACCCCAGTCTTGACACCTGCAAGGAATGCGGTTGAACCATTGATCTGTTCATCCTCCTTGAAGGATTCAGAAGAAGCCTTGAAGTCCTCAACCTGTCCTGCTCTCTCACTCTCGTGATCAAGTTCATTCACAGTGAAGGGTTGTAGTTGGGGCTTCTCCTTCCGTCCAGAGACAACCCCGTCTACAGACCCTTCATTCCCACGTCCCCAGAACTGATCAATCCCTACACTGACCTTCTTCGGTGTCACATCATGGTAGTCGTATCCTCGTTCATTCCGTTGAGTGTTAGTATTGCCTGCTTGGATGATCCGTTCCAGTTCATTCATGGTTCACTTCCTTCTCAGTTGAAGATTGAGTATCCTAGGTCTTTCTCTTGGTTGGTGTCGACCTTCTGGATCCTCCAGTTCGGGGTATTGTGTTTCATGCGTTCATACTCAGCCATCTCGTCTTGGGTCACGTTGAGTTGCTTGTGCTTCCCGTTCTCCAACAGGATATCAACACCCCAGAAGATCTCCTTGGTCTTTGCATCGATCTGTGGGAACCAGGTCGTCTTGACGATCTTCTGTCCATCGGCAATCTTCTCAGCACCATTCCACCCATGTTTGGCTTTGGCAAGGACAACCTCTGCAACAGTCTCTTGTAGTAGGGTATCATCCTTGGGTGTGTGGAAGGTATCACCCTTCTTGATGGCTGCTTGTTGTTTCTCGTGGTATTGCTTGATGGCCTTCATGTGAAGACTCTTGCCAATGATGACTGAATTGTCAATCCCAAAGGCTGGTGCATTGTCATCCATCACATGATCAAAGGCACGTTGCCATCCTTCTTCATTGTCCTCATACCCGAAGTCTCTGTGGACTTGATGAATCCTTGCTTCGATCTGTGGGCGGATGGAATCCAATTGGTCACTTGAGTATTTTGCACGAGACAAACCAAACTTGTTGGCAATCCAGTTCTGGCGTTCCTTCTCAGTTGCCTTCGCCCATCGCTTGTTGTTCTTGTCGTTCTGCTCAACAGGTTTCGGATTGGATATCTTCCAAGTGGCAGAAGCAATGTTCCCAGCCTTGATGTCATCCAAAGCCCCCATGAGTACACCATAGTCTTCACCAATGATCCTTGCCGCCTTCTCTGGACCATGAATCACAGTGATCTTCTCTGCTGCTCTTGCAAGCTTCCTTGTCATATCCTCCTTGTGTTGTGGATCGATGTCTGGTCGGCGAACGGCTTCAGTCAATGCGGCAAACTGTCTCTTGCCCATTGGAAGAGCATCCACAACAGCAGCCTGGGTTCTCATGGTGACATTGAAGGATGGGTTGTCAGGATCAACAAAGTTCGGTGTAACTCCACTCTCATTCAACAGCTTCTCAGCCGATTCCCCGTCCTCAATCCCACTAGCAAGAACTGCTTCAGGCTTCTCTAGGATATTCTGGAATCGAGTAGCATCTGGTAGATTCCTTGTTGCAGCCATCCGTTCAGCAAGCTGTCGATTCTCGATCTTCTCCTGTTCACTCCTCAAGGCATGCTGCTTGTTGATGACAAGTGCTTGACGTTGATCCTGATTGATAGGTCCATTGTTGCGCAACCCCATTGCTTGTCTGACGTATTGATCATACTCAAGAAGGCGCTTGTTGTATTGTTCAGCACTCTCCTTCCCGCCTTCCTGTGCCTGTGCTCTCAGCCTGATCTCAGCATTGGCAAGTTCAGGAGGAAGGTTCTGGAGGATTGCCTTCTCTGCATGATCTCGCATCTTCTGGTACCCATCTTGTTGAGACACAGGAAGGGCCTTGAAGGTAGGTGAATCCATGAAGTCATTGAACTCACGGATTCCATTGTATGAACCATCAGGATTGGTTGTCCCTGCAATGGTAGCAAAGTGACCCATTGCAACCTTGACGTTCTCTTGCCAGACCTCGTTGGGAATGTTCGGATCGGGAACGAGGGTCAGCATGAGGTTCTCATTGGCTGTCTTGGCGGCTGCAACGGCTGCAGGGTTGTTCGGGTCCTTCTTGAGATTCTCAAGGGCAACAGTCCGTCCACGAAGGTTCTGGACAATATCAGCTTGCTGGGCTTCATTGTACCTCTTCTGGACCCGTTGAGCGTATGCCGTTGCCTGTGCCCCATACATCTGGGAAATTGTTGGGGTAGCAGCTACCATGATGGTATTCAGGGTCTCATTGTCATCTCCTGCTACCTTCTGAGCCTTCTCACGGACAAGCTGATAGACCAGTGTGGTGGCCTCTTGAGGAGACTTGTCTGCAAGGGCTTCAGCATTCTCTTGCCATACAGTTGATGTGATCTCAGCAGCCTTGATCTTTGAGTAGTAGGCTTCCGCTTGCTTGGCCCGTGCATCAATGTTCATGATGGTATCGGCCAATGGAGTCCCTGCCTTGATGTTGGAGAGGGTCTCACCTGCAGCGGCCATCTGCAATCCCTCTAGTGCTGCTGTAGCTTCCCTCTCCTGCCTGTGTTGATTGTAGGCATACTTGTTGGCCACATCGAACATCTTCTCCAGTGAAGATAGTTCCCGTTCTTCCTGAACCGATCCAATGACCGTATTCTGCGATTGTTGGAGTAGAGTACCCCGAGTTACGTCTACCATCTTCATATCCTCACTTGGATTGGCGTTTGAGTGTCTTGGATGAATCTTGTTCAACAGAGGTCTGTTTCTCCCACTGCTTACCTAGCTCCTTCCTCTTGTCTGACTCCTTCTTGGAGAAGTATAGGTTCAAGGCAGCATTGAATGCCCCACTGAAGTCTGCACTGTTGTCAACAAGGTATCCAGACTTACTACTATTGATGGAGTTCTTGGCTTGGCTGAAGAGGGAATTGGCTTGTGCATTCTTCTGATTGAATCCAAGCATGTTGTCATACTGAAGGGATTGACCATTGGTGTAGTATGCTGCAACCCCTCGACCAACATCCATCCCAAGGGCTTCCAATGCACTCCCTGTCTTCATCTTCTCACCCTTGACAGTACCATAGTCAACATCAATCAGCTTTGCCTTCATCTGTTGGTTCTGGGACGTGGAGGCCTGCTTGACTGCACTGATAGCCTCTTGTGCATCATAGGGGTTGTTCCCTTCAGATGCTTGGATATTTGCCAATTGATACCGAAGATATCCAGCTGATGATAGGGTGGTTAAGTCAGCACCTTGAAGGAAGGCGTTCTGGATAGCTCGATCATAGTCTGAACGATCCTTGTTGGACTCCAGAATCTCATTCCTCTGAATCCTATTGATTGCTTGTTGCTGTTGACGGTATAGCTCCTTGGAACGTGTCTCGGATGCAATGGAATTCAATGCTGCATTGGATCGGGTGACTTCTACTTCCTGAAGCTGTTTCTCCCGTTGAATGTCAGCAGCCAGTTCAGATGCCTTGTTGGCCGTCTTGGCATTCTCCCTTGCATTCAATGAAGGTGCTATGAAATTCAGGATTGGTTTGAAGAAACTCATTGTTGACTCCATTGACTGAAGGAAGAATTGTTGTTCACCTGTACCTTGATGGATTGTGGTCCGACAATGAAGGGCTTTGGTTCACCTTGTGTCTTGGGTTGAGTGAGAACAATCCCCTGAAGGTTCTCATAAGACACCCCAATCCCATGAGTGACTTGGATACGTGGTCGGGTGAATGATCGTTGATTCCGTACTTGACCCCTGACCAGTGATCCAATAGTCACCCCGCCATCAGGGACATAGTTCACACTCCATTGTTGAACAACGTGCTTGCTTGTGGGTGAGAAGACCTTCCCTAGTAGAGGTGGTCTGAAGACTACTCTGGTATCAATGGTGTAGAGGCCGATGGTCTTGGTTCCAATGAACAGCTTGTTCGGTCCTTTGGTCGTGGTGTAGTCGACATCATTGGCTGTCTGTGGTTGTGGACCACCAATAGGTTGAACAACATCACCAAACACAACATCATTGTCATATGGAGAGTATCCTAGCATACCCCACACCATTGATCCCTTGGTGTTGGGTGATTGGAATGGAGCTGATACCCCAACGTCATGACATTGACGTAGATTGGCGACATCCACATTCCTGAATGTCATTGGACCAGTCAGAGACTTCCCTGTGAACAGGTATGCCGAACCATCGACCAATAGGACCCCATTGACAACCCTGAAGACCTTGTTGGGGGTGATGGGTAGTGTCATTGAACCAGTCTTCTCCCATTCCTGTGAAGAACCCTTCTGGTACTCCTCCAGTTGATTCTCACGGATGATGAAGAATGAACCATTCAGCCCGAATCCCATATCAACATCACCAGTGGCAATGGTTTCCACCTTGTCACCCCCGAACTCATAGAACTTTGATCCTGATCCTGTGGATATCATGACCCCGTCATCATCAAGCCAAGCATGCTTGCTTACTCCAGACACGATGATTCCATTTGCTTTGGAACGGGTGTTCTTGGATACTGGTCCGTATAGCAGTGGATTGGTTGTGGTTGAGACAAACACACCACCAATCTTGCTATGGATCATGTTCCTCTTGTTCAGTCCTACTAGGGTTGCATTCCTGTCAATGGCAAGGTATTGATTCTTCTCGAATGGATCAAGGTTGAACAATAGGTCTTCCTCGACACTGGTGAGCATATTGACCCGACGAACAGTATTCTTGAGACGGGCACCTGGGATTTCTTCCCATCCTGAAGCATTCTTGTACCGATACCGAAGACCTCCACCTACTTCATACTCAAAACCCTCAAGTCCTGTCTGTGGAAGATTGTTCTTCGATCCTTCACCATTGTTCAGGACATCACACCAGTATGGGGCTTTGATGAATCGAACTGAAGGGACTCCATTGGTCCATGGGAGGTTTAGGTGGACAATGTTCCCGTTGTATGAACAGTATGGGTTAGAGACGACTTGTTGAGTGATATACCCACTCTCAAGAATCTTCCTTGCCATCATAGCCGCAATGGATTCATGAGACAATGCCTTCTGTGCAGCAGCTCTCTTCACTGCAAGTTCAGCATCCCGTAGTGCATTCCTCTCAAGCCATATTGCTTCATACTCTGGATTAGCCCTCTTGTTCTCACCTTCACCAATGGTCTTAGGAACATCAGCCATTGAGACTACTGGTGATGTGATGGTGTCTGGACCGTTGATCTCAAGATTGATTGTGTACTTGCGTCGAAGGTCGCCCGCTGCTGCTTCAATCTCCAGTGTATACGTCCCAGAAGGAGGTGTCTCGCGGACTTGAAGCCATGCGGTTGATCGGTCTTCTTGACGTTCAAGTGGAGTCAGAATACCAATCTGATTGGGTCTATTGGGTTGATAGGTGATGCAATACTCATTGCCATTGTGGACATACAGTCCTTGGATTGGGGTATGGACTACTACTGGGGATGGATTTGTACCATAGGTCTCAACCTTACCATTGGTGACTGTGTGCAGTAGCGGAGCCTTGTTCGGGTCAACGTATCCAATG